CGGGGGTCAAGGACCCAGGGCTCGTGAGAGCCCCGGACCCTTGTGCACTACATCGTAAATGCAGTGCGGAATCTCAGGTGATTATTCATTTGAGTTACGCAACCCCAACGATAGACGTTGAGGATCTGAGGCTAAAGGATGGGTGTGGTTAAAGACACCCTATCCCCTTTAGATTCGTCTTTCTCTAAAGTAGTTGGAAGTCTGCGAGCGAGCTAACCCCAAGGGGACTCGTCGACGGGACAACCAGGCGACGCGGGTTAATTAGCCAATAAATTGATAAGGCACCCCGAAAGGGCACCCAAACTTAAGGGCATTATGACCCAGCGGGAAAAGACGAATAAAACTTAGACTCCTCAACGACGGGCAGGAAAGGAGGTCTGTGGGGGTTTAATCCACAGATAATCCTATCCCAACCCGAGGACCTACTAGACGGTCTTCTTTTCTAGAGTGGCTGCGGCCCCCTAACGGGGAAACCGAAGTGTAGTCTACTGGTTTAAGTCCAATTTATTAAAATGAAAACTTTCAAATTAAGAAAATGGAGCTTAGACACTAAGTCGATTACTGCCAGACTACTGTTAAAAGGTAGTCGTTCTCTGATGTCACTTTGCCTTTCAGCATTGTTGACTATAAGAAGCACGTATAATAGTTCTTGGGTGAAGATAACCTTCACTTTCCTAAACGAGGTAACTCGAGTAGGTCGTCATCAGGGAGCTAAGGGTCTTGTTAAGACCCTTAAGTCTTCTACGGTGATGATTCAGCAGTCTCTAGGTGGGTATGTTATCCGGGATCTGACTCCCATCGGACCGAGAATTTCTCGGACCGGTGACGGTCTTCCTAGATGGCTTCCCGTCGGTGTACGGTCCAGAATAAGGTCAGGGGATGTATCGATGATTAGATACACCTTGACTCTTACTAATCTTTTCCGAGTGATAGAATTCACTGGGAAGATTAAACTGGAAACTATTACCGATCCCTTTAAGGGGGATCCTCAATTTATGAAGTACTTTTCTCCATATGTTGAGGCCTACACTAATCTAATGTTGGGTTCAGCTGCCTCTCGGCTTCTGGACCCCAAAAGATTAGTTAATCCCCAACCCTTCCCGATTTTAAAATCGGGGCCTACCGTATCAAAGGAAATCGCTTATTCATCTCATCCACTTGCTCTTATCAGAGCAGTGCTGAATATGAATAAGCTTAAGAACATAGTCCCAGCAATGGGGCTTAAATCCTTAATGCTACGCCTTAAAGCTGACGAGCTTATGGGTGCAGTAGATGCCATTGTTATGACTCCTTCGGCTCCCTTTATACCAAATTTGGTTAAAGGACCAAAGGATGCTATCGGTAGGTTGGGAATTAAAGAGGAGGCTGCTGGTAAAATGAGAGTATTTGCTATGGTTGATCCTTGGACTCAGTGGGTTTTAAAACCATTCCATAAGGTGTTGTTCGGAATCATCCGACGACACCCGATGGATGGTACCTTTAACCAGTTAGCCCCTTTAGCAAGGGTTATGGGAAAAGGTAAACCATTGTATTCCTTGGATCTTACCGCAGCGACCGACCGTCTTCCTATCAGTCTCCAGGTTGTTCTGTTCGCCAAAATATTCGGTGAGCAGACTGCCCAGGACTGGAAGGATGTGATGGTCGGACGTTTCTATTGTCTACCGAAACTTAACGTACAGGTTTTGTACGAAGTTGGTCAGCCAATGGGAGCGTTGAGCTCTTGGGCCATGTTGGCCTATACTCATCATTTTATTGTTCAAGTTGCTGCGTGGCAAGCGTCTGTAACTCCACGGAATAAACTATTTCGAGACTATGCCCTGTTAGGGGATGACATCGTGATAGCTAATTCTGCTGTTGCAGGCCGATATCTGGTTCTTTTAAAACTGTTAGGGGTAGATTGCTCTTTAGCCAAATCGATTCTGTCTCCGAAAGGGACAGCGGTCGAATTTGCCAAAAGGACTTTTCTAGCCGGTGTAGACGTATCGCCGACTCCATTTAAGGAGATCATAGCGGCTTCTACATTTTCCGGTGTATTCTCTCTTCAGAGAAAATACTCAATGTCCCTTGTTACAGTTTTAAAGTTCCTAGGCCACGGTTACCGGGTACTTGGTTCTGTTCAGAAACCTCTCCGAGAGCAATCTCGGGTGGTTAAGAATATCATCCTTGGGTTCATGTTATGGACCAAAGGTGATCTTGCTTCAATCTTTCCAAAATCGGATCGATTAGCTGATAAGAACCTAGTACGAACTTTCCTTAGCACCGAGGTTGCATCATTGCAACGTCGGATGTACAGAATCTACAATGAGTGGATGGATATATCAAATCCTATCGACTCTCGTAGATTACTGTGGTCTCGACCTAACTGGCCGAAACTTAAGGCTCAGTTGACCGGTGGTCAGTATGATCCGA